ATAATTGGGAAGATTTCCGGGTATTCTGTCGAATTTAAAAAAAAAAAAAAAGCGCCTTGGGGAAAGGCACTTTGAAAGAACTATAAACTAATTATAACACAGGAATTATTTTTATAAAAGAATATTGGAGGAATTAACATGTTAACAGAAATTTTAGTCGGAGTATTAATTATTGTGGTCCTATTTCAAATGATTATCATCAGCTCAATTAGTGAGCGATGCAAGGAATCAAAACGAGAACTAAAAAAGATGATCGCTGAACAACAACGTATTCAAGAAGCACGAGAAGCAATGCGTTTCGGATATCGTAGATAGGAGCTGGTTTATGGCAGAAAATAACACAATCCTGCCTCACGATCTCCTTGCTGAACAAGCAGTAATCGGATCAGTATTTGTCGATCCAGATAAGATCCTCATTGCTTCTGAATACCTCACAAAAGAAAGCTTTTATAAGCTATCACACGGCATCGTCTTTAATATCATGGAAGATTTATCGGATAAAGGAGAACCAATTGACCCCGTATCTGTTAAATCAGCTCTTGATTCAATAGGAGAATTTGATCGAATCGGTGGGATGGCATTTCTCGCTAGTCTTATCAATGCTGTACCAACCAGTGCTCACATTGAGCATTATGCCAAGGTTGTAGCCGAAAAAGCGAGAGCACGAAAGGTTATTGAAGATCTCAATCAAACGATAGCCAATGTATATGATGGTCAATCAGACCTAAATGACATACTTGTCCAGACTGAACAAGCTTTGTCAAACATAGCAAATGACAAGCAGACTGGATTTCGTCCAATCATCGATGTCATTGATTCCACGCAGTCAATTATTGATGAGCGCTCGCAACGTGTTGGTGATGTAACAGGAACACCAACAGGCTTCACAGACTTTGACAATATCACGACTGGTCTACATACTGACAATCTGATTATTCTTGCAGCACGGCCGGCGATGGGGAAAACAGCTTTCGCTCTAAATATTGCCCAAAATGTGGCAATAAGAGCCGGAAAACCAGTAGCAATCTTCTCTCTTGAAATGGGAGCAGAAAGCCTTGTAGAGCGCATGCTCTCAGCAGAAGGCTTGATTCCATCGTACCATGTCAGAACAGGGAACCTTTCTGAAAGCGAATGGCGCAGAATGATCCTGGCACAGGAACAACTTGCAAAAGGAAAGATCTATATTGACGATACAGCAGGAATTAAGATTGCTGAGATTCGATCTAGAGCCAAGCGATTGTCTCAAGAGACCGGTGGCCTTGGATTGATTGTAATCGACTATCTCCAGCTAATTACTGGTAGAGGTCGAGAAAATCGACAACAAGAGGTGTCTGATATATCTAGACAGTTGAAGATATTAGCAAAGGAATTGAAAGTTCCAGTAATTGCATTGAGTCAGCTATCTCGTGGGGTTGAGCAACGAAATGACAAAAGGCCCGTGCTCTCAGATTTAAGAGAGTCTGGTTCGATCGAGCAAGATGCTGACATAGTAGCATTTCTCTATCGAGAAGCTTACTACAATCGTGAGGAGCAGGAAGAACCTGATAATGTTACAGAATTGATCCTTGAGAAAAATAGACATGGCAGTTTAGGAACAGTCAAACTATTCTTTCACAAGGAATATGCGAAATTTTCAAATAAGGAGGCCTGATGAATGGTAACTGAGAATCGTAGATATTACTGGTTACAACTAAAAGATGACTTCTTTAATTCCAAAGAAATGAAGCTCATGAGAAAGCTTCCTGGGGGAGAAGAAATCACCATCATCTACCTGAAGATGATGCTGGCAAGTCTAGCAGAGCAAGGGAAGTTATATTTCGAGGGCCTAGCAGAAGATCTAGCAGAAGAACTTTCTTTATTGATAGACGAAGATCCAGAAGCAATCAGATTGACACTGATGTTTTTAACAAAAAAGAAATTATTGACTACATCAGACAATTATCAGTTTAATCTCGAACAAGTTCCAGAAATGGTAGGGAGTGAAACAGCAAGTACCCGTAGGTCTCGCAAGCATCGAGAGAATCAAAAAGCGTTGCAATGCAACACCGATGCAACAAAAGGCAACGGAGATATAGATATAGATATAGATATAGATAAGGAGCAAAAAGCTCAATCTGATGTCTATGATGAAATTATCAAATATCTAAATGACAAAACAGGATCTCATTTTAAACCTACTAGCAAATCCACT